CCGAGGTGGCAATCTCCCGGATCGTCAGGGGGCCAGCATCGATCGCCGCCGCCTTCAGCGTGTCCGACTCAAAGGTGAACGTCTTGCTCGCCGCCGTGTAGAACAGACTGGCGCTCGACGTGCCGTAGTCCCCGCCGATTGCTCCGATGCTGGAAGCGTCGAGCGCTGGCCCAGACGTGAGCCGGACCACATCCCCGGCCCCGCTGTTCCAATACAGGTCACCGCCCGCCTCGTACAGGCACCCGAGATCTGTGGCGAGCACAAGTGCAGCGACCTGGTTGTGAAATCGGACCGTGCGCGCGTCCGTGAGGTTGTGGTCATTGCACGGGACGTCGTCATTGACGTTCAGTCCGGACGACGGAACCTTCACGCCCTTGTCGGTCGTGTGGTTGTGCTCATCGACCGACTCGAACGCCGTCACGATCTCCGAGGCGTACGTGGGGCCCGGAGTCGCCGAGGGGACCGGGAGGTTCAACTTCATGTTGTCTGTGAGTGCCATCATCTACCCCACGATCAAGAAGGTCACTTTGTAGCTTCGGAGCGCAAAGAGCCCCGGGAGGTCGTCGATCACGATGTTCGAGCCCGCGACGTGCCAACTCACCGTGGTCGAGACGTGCGCGCCGCTCACCGTGTCGATTGCATCCGCGACGAACACGCCTACTGGTGGCGTCGAGAGCTCGTGAGGGACGGTGAGCGGGAAGACCGGGTTAGGGACCGGGGAGGGATCGGACGCTTCAAATGTCACTCGAATACTACCGTAGGCACCGTGCGGATAATTCGTGACGTTGCCGGCCGAAAAAACATACAACTCAGCAAAAGCTGCTCCCGTTGTAGCTACCACTAGGTTCTTGGGGGGTCTGTAGACCGCCGGCAGCGCGAGAATGATGTCATTGGTTCCACTCTTCACGAAACCACGCATTTCCGTGTTGCCGTTCTTTTTTCTGTACCCCGCGCTCTCATAGACTGCGCTGAAGTCCACCCACGAATTGAGCAGCGTCGGCGCGATCCAATCGTCGGACAGCGTCAGACTGATCGTCTTCAGCTTCGTCGCTCGGACCTGATCGACCTTCCCCAGCGCCGGATTGACCACAGCAAGGAGCTGGTCCTGCACTCGGTCGAGGAAGGAATCCCCGGATGTCAGCTTGACGAGCCGGCCCATGGCAGCAGATCCTCCGTCTCGTAGACATCGGTCACGTGCTCGGGCTCGCCATCGTCTCTATCGCGGCACTCGTCCTTGACCTCTTGCACCTTGATTGCGCGTTCCTGCTTGAGCGACGCGGTGTCGCTCTCCTCCTTGTCGAGGCACTTGATCGCGGAGTCGAGAATCGCGTACTCGAGCCACGAGTGAGACACCATGTCGACCGATTCGGTCACGAGCGCGAGCAGAGCCAAGCGCGGCACGTACCAGACGCGGATCGACTTGCCGGCCTCTGGCGTCGGGGTGAGCCACAGACTGGCACCGACGAACCGATAGAACGACGGCTTCACCAGTAGTTGCGTTTGTCGGTTGCGTTCCCGAAAGCCGAATCGGGTGAGCTCTTTCCAGACGCCGTCCTGGAAAATGTCGACTCCCAACCCCTTGTAGAAGTCGGCCGCGAGCGGGTAAGCCTCGGCCGTCGTGGTCGTGACGGCCTGCGGCGTCGCCGAGGCGAAGTAGTCCTCATGCGCATTGACCATCTTTTGGTAGAGCGACTGGAGCGACTGGTTCAGGTACGACGTGACCTCCACGTCGGTGCAAAACTGCGAGTCGGCCATGTCCGCGCGGTACCGGACCTGGGCAATCAGTTCTGCGAGCGTCATCGATCCAGAGGCCATATCGTCACCAAGGAGGCCCTCTGCGAACAGAGAGCCTCGAGCTGACTACGTGTCCTCGCTGTCGGACTCTCCGGAGTCCATCGGGCCCGCCATCATCGCCGCCTCGAAGGCCTGGGCCATACCTTTGGCATCCTTCGCGCCGAACGCGGAGATGAAATCCTCCATGCAGCTTTCCAGATCGGACGGGCCCTCGCTCTTCGGCTTCCCTGCGATCACGATTGCGGCCAGTTCTTTGGGCGTCTTCATCGTTTCACCTTACAGATCTGCCAACTTCAGCTCGACGTAGACCTTCTCACCGCTCGCAGGTGCCTCAGCCGTGAGAGCGTCGCCCAGGCACTGAACCATGAGCCCGGGATTCGTGAGGAACGCGGTCGGGCTGAGCACGAAACGGGTAGCCGTCGCGCTCCAGTACATCCGAGGCTGCTTGCTCTTGACGACGAACCGACCGATCGCCTGAATTTGAAACGCCGTGATCCCAGCGGCAATGAGCGTCGCATTGGCGTTGATCTTGGCGACCAAGTTGGTCACCGCGGCTGCGTCGGAGGCTCCGAGGTCGAACTGATTGCCTGTAGCGCCGCTGACGACGGCAGTGAAGGTCACGCCGTGGATGATGATGGCGTTTGTGGCCGCAAGAGTGTCGACGATCACGTAACCATAGCCGCACTTGTCGACCGCTGCGTCGAGCACCTGGACCAGTGGGCCGGTTGGAGGTCCCGTCACGAGCTCGAACATCGCCTGAAGGGATATCAGCCGTTGGAACATGTCGTTCAGGTGGATCACGTAGCAGCCCGCGGTGTCCACTTTCGTGATGCTCTTCACGCCCTTGGAGTGCGTGGCGCTGAGCGTCACAGCGCCAGAGGCACCAAAGGTCGCCTCCGCGAAAATCGCAACCGGCTTCTTCTCGTGGGAGTAGAGCCGATCATTGAACGTTCTGTTTGACATTTCATTTCACCTTTCGTGGGCGGTGTGCTGCCAGCCTGTCCCTGCCCCCAGGGCAAACCGTGGAATCCGGAAGGGCGGGAGCCGATCTCTCGCCCTACCGGATCCCAGTTCACTACGCGGAGATCAGCGCCCGGCCGTTCCCGCCGGGTTCCAGCCCAACGATGTTGTAGTAACCGCCGACCCGGATCTCCTCGGCGTCCTCAGTCGAGACGGTGATCAGCCCGCCGTCGTTCGCGCTGTAGTCGAGCAGGCCGACAGCGGGACCGAGGCTCTTCACCTTCCAGGTGCTCGGATCGATCGCGTAGGCGTCCGTCGCTCCGCAGCCGGGATCGGCCAACACAAGCGACTCGGCGCCACCGCCCGAGATGCGGATACCTCCGAATCCGATCGTGGCCTCGCCCATCTTGATCTCGGCCTTCTCGTAGTGAACCTTGGAGCCGAGCGCACTGTCGAGCTTGTCGAACGTGTCGGGGTGAACGATCGTGTACTTCGGGTCGCCGCCGTTCTGTGCGGTTGCGCTCACGAGGTACTTGAGCGCTTCGTCGAGCGAGTACGACGATAGGTCGATGTACACACCCGCGAGCCGGGTACGATCGTACGAGCGGTTGACGCCGCCCGCGAAGCTGTCGGATCCACCCACCGTGGTAGGCAACCAGCCGCGAAGTCCGGTGTGCAATGCGACACCGAGGTCACCGGCGCGAGCGACGTACAGCCCCGAGGTCCAGCCGGTCGGAGTACCGGCAGCACCGGTCGCCGTCGTCGAGATGGTGAAGGTCTGAGCGCCCCACGACCGATCGACGCTGATCACGTAGCCGACTGCTGAGCCGGCGGTGACCGCGGTCGAGGTGGCCGCGTCGCAGACCACCAGCACCATCCCGACCTCGATCTGCGCCGTACCGGTGAGATCGACGAACGTGCTGACACCGGTAGAGAAGGACGCGAGTTGGCCGATGATCGGCGTTCCCGTCGCGAACACGACGCGGCCGAGGAAGTCGCCCGCGTCCTTCAGGGCGTCCTTGATCCGCATATCGAGCAAATCGGCGAATGCGGCCATATTGTCCTTGCTGGCCTTGATCTCCTCTCTGGTCAACTTGGCCATGGAGTAGTTCGGGTATCGCGTGGTGATGAATTTTGCGATCCCGCGATTGAACGCCATGTTAGCCTGAGCCGTAGCGAATGTGGCCGATCCGCCACCGGGTCCGATTCCGTACTTCACCGGCGAGACGACCGTTCCATCCCCGCCCCAGCTTTCATCCTTCGGGAGAAGGGCGAGAAGTGGCCGACGCCGAAAGACGGTATCGATCAATCGCTTTTCATAGACTACCTTACACGCCTTCGCGAGCTCTGCTGAAATGCCCATAATGTCACCTCAAAGAAAGGGGCGGCCTATGCGTGACCGCTCAGGATTGCGACCACTTCTTCGCGGAGATCCAGGTGTGGCCTCCGCGATCCGAGATCGTTGGTCAATGTCTTGCTCGATCCGTTCGTGGCCTCTGTCTGCGCCGTGGTCGTGTCTTTTTCTTTGGGTGTCACTTGGCTGGAGAACTTCTTCGTGGCTAGGATTTGCTTCGCTTCTGCTTCGAGGTGCGCTTCTACGACCTTGCACGCCTCGTCAATGTCGATGAGCTCTCCCGTCGCCTTGTACGCTTCGCTGATCACGTCGAGCACGAGGGGCGACTGCTTTTTGAGATGCGTCAGCTCGTACTTCTCCGCGTTCTGCTCGATGTGGTCCGTGACGCGCTGGCCGAACCGCTGAAGGTCCGCGTTCTGCTGCGCCTGGAGCTCCTTCTTGCGGTTCTCGAGCCCCTTCTGTTCAAGTTCTTCGATCTTCGCTTCGAGCTGCCGCACTCGAAAATCGGCGGATAGCTCGCCCTTCTCTGACAGTGCGCCCTTGATATCGTCGGGCTTGACGCCGAGCAGCGATAGCGCAGCGAATAGGGCGCGTTGCGGATCGGTCTTCGCGGTTTCCTTCAGCTCGTTCAGCCGATGGACCTCCGTGAGCTGCGCCTTGATGCCTTCGGACTCTTTGGCGAGGTCAGCCTTCTCCTTCGCCACCTTCGCCTGAAACGAGGCTTCGCGCTTGGCGATCGACGCGAGGCGCGCGGAGAACTTCGGGTCTTCTACCGGCTCGACCACTGGCTCGGTGGTCTTGGTCTCGTCCGCCGGCTTCGTCTCGGGTGCCGGGGTTGGTGTTTCCGTGTTCGTGGTCTCGGTCGTCTCTGTCTCGGCCATCTCTATCGGTCCTCTCACCCAAGGGTACGCACGAGGGCTCAGGCGATCGGCAGGATGTCGGACGTGGGCGGTGCGAGCGGCACAGCCATCGGCCCGGCGGAGGCGTCACCCGGCACGGGCACCGCGGCTGAAGCCGGGGGATTCATCTGGGCCTCAAGGTCGTCAACCTCCGAGAGATACTCACGAAACTTGTCTAGCCGATCCTCTGGTAGATTCTGCTGACGGTAAAGGTGGTAGTACTTGAGACACAGGATCCGGGCCTGCTGCAGGTTGTCGAGCGCCTGCGGGCCCTGGTAGTACTCCTGCTCGACCGCCATTTTCTCGAACATCATGTGCAGGACATTGACCGGGGCGAGATCGAGGTCTGTCTGCTGGTCGAGGTCCGGCATGTCCAGCATCCGCTTTGCCGTGTCGGTGTCGATGTAGTTGGCCTGCGCGAGTTGGGAAACCGACTCGAGCCGTCCGGGAAAATCACGGGGAAGAGCAGACGCGGGGGAGCACTTGAGCTCGTACTGGTCCTCGTCCAGCTTGACCTTGCCCCACTCGACCTGGTCAAGAAACCGGCGGCTCACCACCTTGACCCGGTAGCTGCTCTTGATCTCCTTGATGACCCGGATCGCGAGCTTCACCGTTTGGACGTAGAGATCCTCGTACAAGGACTGGATGTAAACCCACCGATCCGACTCTCGGTCGCCCTCTGCCATGATTGCCCGGCCGGAATTGAGGCCGGGAGGCTTCACGCTGCCGGCTGAGAGCTCGGAGATCCCGGCCAGCCGGTACGCCTTCGACGCGAGATTCTCCAGATGCTCGTAGGTGCCTGGTGCGAGCACAGGAGGGACACCCCAGGTCGGAGCCGTGGGGCCGCGGTACCGGATGATCGTTCCAATCGAGTTGTCGAATTTCGAGCTCGACACCTCGCAGTCTTCGGGAAGGAAGACCTTGAACGAGCCGGCCAGGTGGTACGAGCGTGAGATCGTCCACAGCACCTTGTTGATCTCGGTTTGGATCGGGAGGATCTGCTCGACTAGTGACTGTGAGTAGTACCCGAACATGCGGCGCGCGAACGAAATGCGAGCGAAGGGGAAAGAGTCGTACTCGTACTCTTCGTCGACCAAGAGCACGGAGCCGCAGGCAATGACGTGACGGCCGTCGCCGGCACCCTCCCCGCTCGGCAAGTGCCACGCCTCCACCACCTCGCGGATCTTGCTCGCCGCCTGGTCCTTGTCCGACGTGAGCGAGGCCACCTCGAGATCGCTCGCCTTGTCTGGAAAGGCGTTCTTGAGCACCTCGAAATCAAGAATCTTAGGCCGGAACATCGTGCGCGGCTCGGCCAGCATCGTCTCGTCCTTCGGGACGTAGATCTCCGAGGCAGGCACGCGCTCCACTGCTACGCGATTGCCCTTTCGGTACACGTGCAGATAGCCATCAGCGAGTACGGATGCGTCTTTGAACACCTCGATCCCGACTTTGTGGGCACCGAACTCGGAGAAGAGCCCTTCAACAAATTGGTTGAGCTGGCGGGCCTTGTATTGGATCTCCCAGTTTCCGCGCGTCGTGATGAACGTGGGCAGGGGGCGATTGCGAGAGAGTCGGCTTACCAGAGAGTCAATGCAGCTCTGAGTCACATTGAACGTGAGGCGCTCCGTCAAGAGCTGGACCACGCGCGCCTGAGAGAGCGAGTTCATCTCCCACGGCACGTCGATCGTGTTGCCGTAGATCTGGACGGCTTGGCTGTAGCGGCCGAACCGATCCGACGCCTCCGTACGCAGTGAAGCCATCTGCGCCTGGACTGCAAGGGCGAGCTGCTCGCCATCGTTCTCGTACCAGTAGCGCATCAGGCCCCTTTCGCGAGCGTCGGATCGAACGGGCTGGACCAGAGCGTGAGATCAGGCTCGGGCTCTTCCGGGATTGCGACCAGCGGCTTCAGCGCACCGGCCGGCTTCGCCTCACTCAGCTTGATCTCGACGTCACCTGTCCGCAGCTCCAGCACGCCTTTGGCCCGCATGAGGTCGACCAGCTCTGCGATCTCCGACACCGTCATGCTCAAGGGTACGCACGAGTCATCATTCGTCCTGCTCGAGCACCTTAGCCCAGGCCAGATCTTCGGCGTAGTCGGGGTCGCTCTTGGCGCGATCCCGGTCGATCGCGGCCTGGAGCAGCTTCTCTTCCTGCCATTTCGTCGTCCCCGTTTCCGGCCTCTCCTCGATCGGCTGCTCCCGGTAGGCCCGACTGTGGCGGTATGCGTAGACCAGCATGTCCAAGGCGTCCGAGTGGAACCGATCCGAGACGACCTTCTTGCCGTTCTTCTTGATCTCCCACTCGAGCCGGAGCGCATCCTGAGCACACCTTGAGTCACGCGGGAGAAAGAGCTGCTTAGTCCGGAGGGCGTCGTTCACGAGCTGGATGGCCATGTTCTTTTCAGCCTTCTCGGCGGGCTCGACCCAGATTCCGAAGCGGCTCGAGATCTCGTTGAAGATCTTCTTGCCGAGCCCGCCGTGGTCGCCCACCATCCGGTACGGCTTCCATTTCGCGCGCATGCGCTTGATCACCGTGGCGAGTTCGCTCACGCTCTCTTTGGCGATCACCTCCTCGTCGAGCAGGTAGAGCTCGGTCTCGCCCGGCCGATTGCCGAGTACACCCACGGCATCGGAGTCATCGAACCCGACATCGACGGCGAGCACCGTCTGCCAGTTCGGGCACTGCGGCACCACGTCGATTCCGTTCTTCTCTGGGTCATACTTGAACACGAGCGAATCCTGGTCCGTCACCCATTTTCCGAACCACTCACGCAGGATCGACGGATGGTCAATGGTGACGCCCCGCACCTTGAGTACCTTGTCGAGCATGTCCCGCCAGAGTGGTA